CCCTTGATAGCATCTTCAGCTCTGATATGGCAATTGGTCGCTATGTTGCACAAAGAGCAGGAATTGGTATCAATGCAGGTCGAATCCGTGGCATCAACAGTAAAATCAGAGGCGGAGAAGTACAACACACAGGTGTTGTACCTTTTCTCAAGAAGTTTGAATCGACTGTCCGATGCTGTACGCAAAATGGCATACGAGGTGGATCCGCGACAGTCCACTTCCCAATCTGGCACAAGGAAATAGAAGATATTATTGTACTGAAAAACAATAAGGGTACTGAAGATAATCGTGTTCGTAAACTAGACTATTCAATTCAATTCTCTAAACTTTTCTATGAAAGATTCATTAATGATGAGGAAATGTCCCTCTTCTCACCTCATGATGTTCCGTCAGTTTCTGATGCTTTCGGGCTTCCTGAGTTTGATGATCTCTATGTGGCTGCAGAACGAAATGAGTCTATTCCAAGAAAGACTGTCCGTGCTCAAGAACTTATTCTGGATATTCTGAAAGAACGAGCTGAAACTGGTCGTATTTACATCATGAATATCGATCATTGCAATTCCCATAGTTCGTTTATTGATAAAGTTTGGATGAGTAATCTCTGCCAAGAAATCACTCTTCCCACAGAACCTCTTCAACATATTGATGATGTTGCTGGAGAGATTGCACTCTGCATTCTTTCTGCTATTAATGTTGGTAAGATTCGTGAACTTAATGATCTTGAAGAACTCTGTGATCTTGCAGTCCGTAGTCTTGAAGAACTTATTGATTATCAGGACTACCCTGTTCGAGCTGCAGAACTTGCAACTAAATCTCGTCGTTCACTTGGGGTTGGTTACATCGGTCTTGCACATTACTTTGCAAAACATGGAGTGAAGTATGATTCCCAAGAAGCTTGGGACATGACTCATGAGTTGACTGAATCTTTCCAATACTATCTACTTAAATCGTCCAATCAACTCGCAAAAGAGAAGAGTGCATGTACTGATTTTAATCGTACTAAGTATTTTGAAGGACTTTTGCCAATCGATACATACAAGAAAGATGTAGACGAAATTTCTTCTATTCCTTACAAACATGATTGGGAAACACTTAGAAAATCTATCCTGGAATACGGGCTTAGGCACTCAACATTGTCCGCACAGATGCCTTCGGAGAGCAGTTCCGTTGTGTCAAACGCAACCAATGGAATCGAACCACCTCGCGGATACTTGTCCATTAAGAAGTCGAAGAAAGGTCCACTCAAACAGATCGTCCCCCAATATGGAACACTCAAAAACAATTATACTCTTCTATGGGACATGCCTGACAACACTGGTTATATTAACATCGTTGCCGTCATGCAAAAGTTTTTTGACCAAGCCATCAGTGGAAACTGGTCCTACAACCCCGAAAACTATCCCGATAACGAAGTTCCAGTCTCAGTAATGGCACAGGATCTTCTCCGAACCTATAAGTTTGGTTGGAAGACGAGTTATTATCAGAATACACATGACCAAAAATCCGATGAAGTAAAAGAGGACACCACAAAACAACAGTTGGATAAACTACTTGATGAAATTATGAATTCTAGTGAGGAAGATTGTGAAAGTTGCAAAATCTAGTAAAGAACAGGAGTTACAAATGGTAAAAGGAATGACTGTATTCAACACCAGCACTGATGTTGATACCCGCAAACAACCAATGTTTTTTGGTCAACCACTAGGTTTGCAACGATATGATCACTATAAGTATCCAGTATTTGATAAACTAACCCAACAACAACTTGGTTACTTCTGGAGACCTGAAGAAGTTTCCCTTCAGAAGGATCGTGGTGACTATCAATCCCTCCGTCCAGAACAAAAACATATCTTCACTTCCAACCTGAAGTATCAGATTATGCTTGACTCTGTGCAGGGTCGTGGTCCTGGCATGGCATTTATTCCTTATTGTTCTCTCCCTGAACTTGAGGCATGTATGGAAGTATGGGGATTTATGGAGATGATTCATAGTCGTTCCTATACATACATTATTAAGAATGTTTATTCTGATCCTGCAGAAGTCTTTGATCATATTCTAGATGATGAAAAGATTGTGAGTCGTGCAACCTCTGTTACTGAGGCATACAACGACTTCATCAATGCTGCACAACAATATGGTACTTCTAATGAATGGATTCATGCACAAGAAGGTGCAGGATCATTCAGAGAAACTCGTAAAGAACTCAAGCGTAAACTCTATCGGGCTGTTGCAAATGTCAATATTCTTGAAGGTATCAGGTTCTATGTCTCGTTCGCTTGCAGCTTTGCGTTTGGTGAACTCAAACTTATGGAAGGATCCGCTAAAATTATCTCTCTCATCGCAAGAGACGAAAATCAGCACCTTGTCATTACTCAGAACATCCTCAATAAGTGGCGCGAAGGAGATGATCCAGAGATGCAAGAAATTTCTAAAGAAGAAGAATCTTGGGTAACTGAGTGTTTTCGTAAGTGCGTAAATGAAGAAAAAGAATGGGCTAAGTATCTCTTTAAAGATGGTTCTATGATTGGTTTGAATGATAAACTTCTCAACAACTATGTTGAGTGGATTGCAAATCGTCGTATGAAGTCTATTGGACTCAAACCAATGTATGATGTTCCTGCAAAGAATAATCCACTTCCTTGGACTGAACACTGGATTTCCTCTAAGGGTCTTCAAGTTGCTCCACAAGAAACTGAGGTTGAATCTTATGTTGTTGGTGGTATCAAACAAGATATGAAGAAAGATTCATTTGCTGGTTTCAAACTCTGATCTAAATAAAAATAACAACTGAATTGAAATAAGTCTTATGGCTACTCAAACACAAATTCCGAGGGTAGTTTCGGAAGAACTACCCTCCAATCCTTTTGCTTTTGAAGTTCTTGCACTTGCTGCAAAACAAAAATCAAATGCAAAAAAGGCGGAAATCCTTCAGAAATATTCTGACCCATCACTCAAAACAATCCTAATCTGGAACTTTGATGAAACGATTGTATCCATGCTTCCAGAGGGATTAGTTCCTTATGCGAGTGTAGGTCAACAGAATGTTCGTTCTGGTAACCTCAGTGATAATATTGAAAGATCTGTTCAGATGATGGACGAACTTGGATCTAATTCTATTGGATCTCAGGATCAAGGTAGAACTTCTATTCGTAAAGAGTATACTTACTTCTACAACTTTGTAAAAGGTGGTAATGATCGTCTCTCTAGTATGAAGAGAGAGACAATGTTTATTAGTATTCTTGAAGGTCTACATCCTCTTGAAGCTGAGATTCTTATGCTTGTTAAAGATAAAAAACTACAAACCAAGTATAATATTTCCAAACAAAATGTTTCGGATGCATATCCAGATATTCAATGGGGCGGCAGATCGTAAAATCCTAAATAGCAAGGTGTCGCAAAAAATAGTACTATGACCCTAGATCTTCATAACTTTTTTAAGTTTTATGATGAGAAGAATGCAAACCATGTTGATGCTGTTCAGTGGTTGGAAGACAAACTTCCCGAAAAATTTCTAGACGACTCTGAGAGCGACTGGATTGGTATTTTCAGAACTAAACCACCAACTCCAGAAGTTCTTGCAGTTCCTTATTTCAACCAAGTAGATAACTATAGAGATGCACATAGAACTTGCAACAGTTCATCATGTGCTATGTGTCTTGCTTTCCTCAAGCCAGGAAGCATTAAAGGTGACGACGAGTATGTTAAGAAAGTATTTGCGATTGGTGACACGACTGACCATGCGGTACAGACGAAAGTTCTCGCAGGTTATGGGGTTAAGTCACACTTTAGTTACAATCTTTCTTTTGCTGACATTGATAAAAGTCTTGATGCTGGGAAACCTGTTGTTATTGGTATCCTGCATAGGGGTTCTCTTTCTGCACCTACTGGTGGGCACATGTGTGTAGTCATCGGTAAGACTCCAGATGGTAAAGGATACTATGTAAATGATCCATATGGTTCTCTAAACGATAACTATACTGGTCCAGTCACAAATGGTAAGAAGACCATTTACACCAAAGCAGTTCTCAAGCATCGTTGGTGTCCAGGAGGAAACGATGGGTGGGGAAGAATCTTCGACTGAGTTTAAAAAGAAAATTCTGGAAGAAGTGAAGAAACTCACAAATCACGGTAAACACAAAGAAGCAAGTGAATTATTCGATATATACTTTCCAAATATAGGAGGACAAAATGGCAAGAGTTGACCTACACAATTTCTTTCAATTCTATGATGAAAGAAATCCTAACCATGTCAAAGCAGTACAGTGGTTGGAAGACAATCTCCCCGTTGAATATCTTGGTGATAATGTAGAATGGGCAGAGATTTATCGCGGAAAAAAGACTAGTGCTGCACCAGCCACTGCCGCTGCTGCAGCTCCTGTAACTGGTGGTGATGATGTCCCTATGATGGGCATCAAGTTGATCAAAGAGTTTGAAGGATGTCATCTAAAGGCATATCCTGATCCCCTTTCTGGAGGTCTTCCAATCACTATTGGTTGGGGATCTACCCGTAAGAAAGATGGTTCTGCTTTCAAACTTGGCGATCAAATTACCCAACAGGAAGCTGATGAACTATTAATTAGTCAGTGCAAGAACCAATTTCTTCCTGCACTCCGTAAAATACCACATTGGAATGAAATGTCAGATGGAAAAAGAGGCGCTTTGCTCAGCTTTGCTTATAATCTTGGTGCCGGCTTTTACGGTGGCGATAACTTTAATACTATTACTAAACGCCTGAAGAATAAAGAGTGGGACTTAGTTCCCGATGCTCTTTATCTCTACCGCAATCCTGGTTCTAATGTAGAAGCCGGACTTGCTCGTAGAAGAAAGTCGGAAGGTGAAGCCTGGAAAAAGGGATAAATAGTTACAATCATTACTGATTCTTGATCTTAACTGGTCTGAATCTACATACCCCGAGTCCTCTGAGACTTGGTGAATACTTTACTTTTTAAACAAACTTCGGTCTGTTTCGTTTAGTACACACTAAGCTCAGAGGATTCTTATGTCTTACGCTACAAGGGCGCTTGCTGTAGCGTCTGCTCTTTTGATGGGAGCACCAACAGCAGCATTAGCTCATACCAACTCTATCGGATATGTTGGTGCCAGCGGCGGAACAGTTACATTTTGGTATGGTTCTTGGCACGCTGGAACTACCTTTACAGAAGGTTCTATGACTTTACAGGGAGTCAATGGAACCACATTTACACCAACAACCGTCAACTGGACACTTCTTCAAAATACAACGCCAGACGGACTAATTTCTGGTACAAACTATTTCCAGTCTGATGGAACTAATCTTATTCCTTATGGGGATCCTGCCAGATTATATGGAATGGATAGTTATACTTGGCAGGGTGTTACATTCACGGGACTTGCTGCGGGAGATTATCAGTTTACTTATAACCCAATCGCACAACCAACGATGGACTGGGATCCATCATCGCAAGTTATTCGTACTGGAACTGTAACTCTTTCTGCTGGTCTTCTTTCTGGCGACGCTAACCTGAATGGTATTCTTGATATTTACGAAACTGGTGGAACACCTCCACCAGCACCAACAGTAGTATCAACTGCTGCTGGTTCTAATATTGTTACGACTAGCACAACTGCTGGAACCAGAACTGTAACAAATAATCCTCACAGACATGTGATGGGAACTGATGCGAATGGAAATCAAACTGAAACTCATTATACCGATACAGAAGTTATTACGATTCCAACAACCACAGTTACTACCACAACAACTCCAGTAACAGTTACAACTTGGTCCGATAATTCTACTACCACAACAAATGGAACTCCAGTTGTAACTACAGTAACAACTGACGACAATGCTGGAACTTCTGTTATAACTCAAGCAACTGTATCTGATTGGGTAAGAACTAGAACTTTTAGTGTTGTTCCTGTTTCTGCAGTAAATCACACTGCATCTGAAAGTGGTGGAAGACAGAAAATCAATGCACATACAACTACCACAACTACAACTACTCCTGTGTATACAAGAGTATTCACCAACGGTGCTGCTACTCAAGTTACATTTGGTGCTGCAACTGTTGATGTTGCTTATGCTTCCAGAGATTATTTTGGGCGCATTGACCAGTTAGAAACTCTTGATGGAATCAATGATGGTATCAATGGACTTCTGAATCACGAACCAACCGCAGGTAAGCAAAGACTTAGAGTATTTGAGAACAATAGATTCGTTCAGTCTTATAATGCCGATGGTTATACTGCTGATTCCAAGATCTTTGGTGGTGGTTTTGAGTTTGATGTAACCAAAGGTTGGACTCTTGGTGGTCAGTATAATAGAGTTAATGTAAATCTCAATGGTGTTGACTCAAGTACACAACAGAACAAAGATCACTTCGGTGTATTCAGTGAACTCAGAGGTAATACATTCACCCTAAACACTAATGCTGCGATTGCGAACAGTAACTATAAGTACAATAGAACCGTAGAAGGTGTCTTTAATAATGCTGGTGAAACAACTGGAACTGAGTGGTGGGTTTCTAATCGTTTATACTGGCATCTTCATAAGTCAGTAAAACCATTCGTTGGATATACTGTTCAGAATGTAAAGAGAAACGCATACACTGAAACTGGTTCTTCAGAATCTGCTAGAAATGTTGGTGAGTTTAATCAAACCACACACATTGGTGAAGCGGGACTTAAACTAGAAACTCGTTTTGGTGGTAAGAAAAAGGATCTCTTTGGTGTCAGTGTAGAAGGTTCTTATGGAACTGATAGTTCTTATGATGTAACTGCTTCTGTAGATTATAAAGAAATGTTATTTGTTGAGGGTTCTCATGGTGTAAACAACGGAGTTACTAACAATTCTGTTGCTGCAAAAGTTAAATTTAGGTTCTAAATCATAAATAAGAAGGACATCATCACACGGACTGATGACTAATAAGAAAAACGAAAATGCTATGGGACAACTAATTCGTATATGTATTTTGGGTTGGTCTGCTGCTCTCCTTACCGCAAGTTATGCTGGTACTCTGTCTAAGATGGATCCCACATTTATTGCGACAGTCTTCACTGCATCTGCTGCCACTTTTGGCATCAATACAATGAAAAAAGGTGGTGATGAAGAAGATGAAAAGAAAGAAGAACCAAAAAGAGAAGAGTTTGTAGAAACACCACCAGAACCACCTGCTCCAGTGGCAGAAGCACCTGCTACAAGTCTTGAAGAAAGAGTTGAAGCACTTGAGGAAGGATTCGTTCAACCTCGCACAGGAGCCTGATGAGCAAATCTGCAAATAAAGGTAAGAAAGGTTCTGCTGGAGGTCAAAAGAACTCCAAACAGAATCAAGGTAACGCTGCTGCCAAAAAGGCGAAGAACGGCGGAAAGAAAAAATAAATCATGAGGTATTATGCCGCGAGAGTGGAACACTCCAAAGAGGGAGTGTTGGAATGCTCCTATACATCAGATTCTCAAAGCAATAGATAATCACACCCGCCTCTGGATGGAGACGGGTGACTATTGGCATGAAGAACAGGCCCAGATCTTGAGAAATTATGTAATGGACTTGAAAGTCTGGATTCATAAACAAGAAGGATGGTGGGATGAATGAAAAAAGTCATTACAACACTTGGGTTATTATTAACCTTTACTCTTCCAGTTAATGCAGAAAAAGTCATAAAGACTCAACCAACAGTTCCAGCATACAGCCTTGCAGCGATGGGTTGTATGATACTCCGAGAATGTACAGAAGGGGTCGAACAACTTACACCAGACTCTGCTGTACTTTTAGATAAATCCTTTGATCCATTCCGAGAAGAAATCAAAAGTATCTTAACTGCTCTCAACAAAGTTAAAGTTCCTGTATATTTGGCAGCACCAAGATACTTTACTCCGAGAACGGTAGGAATTTATAAACCAAAGTATAATCGTTTCTTTGTAAATGAAGAACTACTCAAAGATCCTAGAGAGTTCTTAGGAACGATGAGACACGAAGGGTGGCATGTCGTTCAGGATTGTATGGGCGGTGGAGTAGAAACATCCTTTATGGCACAAGTTCATCAGGATTCAGAGATTCCATCTTGGGTAATGAAAACCACAAGACTTTCTTATGAATCAATGGGCCAAAGTCGTGCTGTGCCCTGGGAAGCAGATGCGAACTGGGCAGAAGAACAGTCGGGACAGACGGCTAAACATTTGGAGATTTGTGCCAAAGGACCACTCTGGGAACAGATTCGCCCAACACCAATGACAATGGAATGGTTGATTGGTTGTGGATGGATGAAACCACAAGAAGGATATAAAGAATATACTCCAAATAAGAAATCAGAGTATTGTGTAGAAGGTAAGTATTGATTACTTTGAGTGAAACTTCTTATACTGTTCTTTCTTTTCTGATTTCTGTTCTTTCTTGAGTAACTTATTGACTTTCTTGAGGGATTTACTTTTCTCAAATGCAAAATAAACCTGAAGTTCATAGGGGGTAAGGTCTCTATTCAAGAGTTTCTTACCCCTTACAAATATCTGTTGAACAATAGGTTTCATTTTACCTACCATCCATTCCACCAAAGATTTGCCAACAAGAGCCGCAGCGACAGAAGCAGTAGCAGTGGTGCCAGCAAGAATAACCTGCTCTTTAGGTGGGATGGGAACTTCCCCGACGATTGGTACTTCAATGACGGGCACTCCTAAGTTGTTATTTTTGGGTACATCATCGGAAATAATCCGATTATCCTGAGTATTTTGAACAGGAACTTGAACCTGAGGTAAGACTGGTTGAGTATCAGGAAGTCCTCTAGTCTTTTCTTCCTTTTCTTCTTCTTGCTTTCTTTGTTCTGATCTGACTGCAGCATCAAATTCTTCTTGAGTTGGAACATTAATCACAGGATACTTGATAGTTGTATCTGGCATATTGACGATAGGCATATCAATTTCAGGTATCACAGTTCGTTCTGATCTGCGAGTTACAGGAGGTTCTATTGTTGGAATGATAGGTGGAGGTTCACTTCTTATTTGGATTGGTTTGATTTCCATTTGCTACATCCTGTACTCGTGGATATTTCACAACAATATCAGCACATATTTTTGCATAAGGACTTTGTGGATGAAATGAAATTCCATTTTTCATTGCTTCACCACACTTCAATAATCTGACTAACTCAAAATCAAGTCTTGCCTTATCTGCTTCTGCTTGTTGCCTTGTAATTTCGGTCTTAGCTCTTGTTTTGCAAAGTTCTTGTAGTGATCCATCAAGAGGAATAGAAAATCCTGCGGAAAGACCAACATTTAATGAACCAGTTTGATAACTTCCTGGATCATTATTCATATTAGTATTATTATATCCGAAGGTTTGGAAGTTTAATGTTGGACCTTGACAGGAAACTCCAGCACCAAAAGTATTTAAAGCAAAAGGACCCTGAAGCACCTGAACTGCTTGGTTGGTTACATTACCAGTAGCAGATGCTGAAGGTCCTGCGATGTTAGTATTTGATGGTGCTTGTTCTGCTCTGGATCTATTTGATCCAGTCAAGGTCAACAGTAAAAGAAAGATTACTGTGTAAAGACTGATATGGTATTTGTTATAGAATCTTCTGTTGTTTTTCTGTCTATCCATGTTTCCTTTGCCACTCCAGGAGTCAGATAAGTCTCACTAAATTGGAATGGAGCACCTTGAGTTTGAATTGTGTAATTCATACCAGGAGCAGGAGTTCCTGGTATATTGATGTTGGTGCCAGTTACTGTGTAAGATGTTCCAGTAGAATACTCTATTTGCCTGATAGTTTCTACAACTTCAGTACGAGTTTTGGTCTCTGAGGTAATGGTCCCACTGGTAAAGTTGGGAGTTACGGGTCCAGCATATGAGGGACTTATAACTCCCAAGACTGCAACCAGTCCGAGAGTTATGTGTCTCACTTGAATACGCTTAACTCAACGGTTCTTTGTGCTGTACCAGTTGATCCAGGACCACCAGCAGTTACGCTAGGAACACCAGTTCCACTTAGAGTGCCCGAAAGAGAACCTGCAGAACCACCTAACTGAGTAGTAGAGTTGCTATAAAGGTTGGGAGAAGCAATTGTTCCAGAAGCTGCCGACTGACTGGTAACATCAGTATCTGCAGTAATTGATGTTTCAGAGAAACTAAATGCTTGTCCGTTTGTGTTGATCGCATAAGAACCTGCTCCACCAACTCCTCCAAGAGTTGTTACATTAATGTTTGTGCCTGAGACTGCATATGAGGCACCGACTCTTTCTGATTGTACCGCTGCACCCTGAACGCTTAATTGAATAGAGTCAGTGATTTTTGATGTGATTTCACCAGCAAAAGCAGGAGTAGTAAGGAATAACGAAAAGATAAGTGCTAATCTTTTCATCGTTCTAGATTATTTGGGCAGCTTATTTATGGCATATAAGTTACTAAAGTTGTGGTGAGGTTTCCACTATTGTCTACATTTAATCTATATTTATTTCCATTTGGTGCAGTTAATACTACTGTAGAAACTCCAATAGTTACTCTACCAATACCATCTGGACCAGTAGAAGTTATGTTATCTCCAAAATTAAGTTCTCTTGCAACACCTTTTCTAACATTATTATCTAAAATTTCCAAACCACCGACAAGAGCAGTTACATTCGTAAGTTGACTTCCATCTCCAACAAATTGAGTTGCTGTAACTATTCCAGTTGAGGTAATATTTCTTACTTCTAAATGTTCTGTGGTTGTAATGCCAGTATTAACTACTCCACTGACATTGATTCTTGGAGATCCTGTTAAGTTTCTTGCGAGTGTAGAGATTCCTGCAGTACTTGCATAACTTGTGAGAGTAAATCCATCCCCAAATGTATTATATACTTCTTGAAAGTTGCTATTGATTTTGCCCATTGCAATTCGCAATGGATCGCCCTGACCATCATTAGGATTACTGCCTGTTTGGATCCCAAGTCTAGACATTAATTTTCCTCAGTCTTTCCCTATTTTTATATTTATTGATGATTATAACTACTAATAGAATGATTTCAAATCATGCAGTTCAACTTTCAATTTGGTAAAAAGAAACCAGATAAAAAACAACTCATTATAGTTGGAGTTGTTATATCTACACTTATAGCTGGCCTTTCACAATGCACTGGAGTATCAGAACATGGACTTTGGGACTTATTAGATGAACTTCAAAGAAAGTATCTACCGCAAGGTATTCTTAATGAGATTATACTACAAGATCCAAACAAAGTAAATCGTAGAGTTGAAAGAGATGTTGATAAAGCAATTCGTGATGTAACACGGGAGTATGATCGGATTATTTCCGATTATGATCAAAAATATAAACAAAAATACTTAGAAGAAAAGAACGATGAGTCTTTATGTTACTCTGAGGATTGTAAGAAACTTGCACCACCTATGAGAATTTGTTCTCCAGTTTTTGAGGGAATTGATTGTTCTCGGAAACCTGAAGATAAATAAATAGAATTATAAAAGTACTTTTTATTGTATACAAATGGAAGGACAAGACATCAGAGGTCTCATTGAGGCCTATTCGCAAGTGTATGAGGCCCCTGAGGTTCTTAATGAAGAAGTAGAACAGATTGACGAAGCACCAATGACAGCGTTTCAGGCTGCTGGTGGAAATGCAAAATTAGCTCAACTTAATAAAAATAGATCTCCAAGAGCGGGTAGAGTAACTGCTGCGGATCTTGAAAAACAAGGACAAGATAATTTATTTAAAGCTGGTGGTGGTCAAGCCGCGATAGATAAAGGTCCAAAAAGGAATGCGGGTCGTGGTGGAATGAGACCCACTCTCACAAGACAAGATATTATTAATAAGGGTACTGTTGCTGCAGCAAAACCTGCAAAACCACAAGTATCAAATATTCCTCCTAAAGAGGGAACTGGAAAAGGAGGACCATCTGATATTAGAAGAGCCCCTACTCCTGCAGCACCTACAAAATCATCTGGTACTCCTGCTGCAAAACCACCTACAGCTGCTGCAAAACCTGCTCCAGCTCCTGCAAAACCCGCAGGATCTGCAATGGATCAGTGGGCTAAAGCAAATCCTAAACTCGCTGCTGCAAAGGCAGAAAGAGATCGCACAAGAGGAACTAGTGCAACCACTAATCCTCTTATGAAGGATATGAAGTCCTCTCTACCTGCACCTAAGGCTCCTGCACCATCAACCGCAAAGACGGGTTTTGATCTTGCTAAGAAGGGTGTAAATCTGGCTGCTGGTGTTGATATTTTTGATCTAGTCAAAGGTCATCTACTTGACGAAGGTTACGCAGAGACCGAAGAGAATGCACTCGTAATGATGTCAAACATGAGTGAAGAGTGGAGAGAGTCCATCATTATGGAACTCACTGGTGGTAAGGGTCATCCTGGTTACAAGGCTGGTTCAAAGGATCATGGTCCAATGGAAACCGGACATCCAGCCGATAGTGAAAAGAGAAAAGATAAAGGTGGTACAATGTCCATGAGACATGGACATCATCTTGGTGATATGGATGATGAGGACGAAGATGAAGATGATCTTGAATCTGTCGTTAAACAACAATCAAGAGATAGTAGAGAAAGAGTTAGAAAACCTTTGAGAGATAAGGTTAAGGCAGCAAGAAAACAGATTACTCGTGAATCTATTGAACAACTTGCTGAAATCTCTAAGGAACTTGCAACCAAAGCATTTGCTACTAGAGCAAGAGATGCCTTTGAAATGGATGACAATAAACAACACGATAAAGCAGACAAAACCAAAGAGCGTATCGTAAAGAAACATGGTAAGGAAGCTGGTGATGAGGCAGAAAAGGCTGCAGAAAGATCAATCTATGGACACAATAAGTACTCTGAAGCGCAAGAACGCGAAAGAGAAAAGAAAAAGTCCATGAAAAAAGAAGAAGTTGAAATCAATGAGAAGATGGAGAAGTGGATTCAAAAGGTAATTGATGAATCATCAAAAACAGATGATGGTACAAGAGCACGCATCAAGATGTTTGCTGGTAAGAAGGGAATAGAATTTGAACCAGGTCCAAGATGGGATCCTTCTGCTAATCGTGGAAAAGGTGCTAATCTTTCTCCAAAGCAAATGGAGAAGCAAAGAAGAAAGAAACTTCGTCAAGAAGATCTAGAAGCATGGGTAGACGAACTCATTGCGGAAGGTTATGATCTCTCCGAATATACTTGGGAAGAAGTTGCTGAGATTTATGCTCAGGAACTTGAACTCTCCGAGGCTCAAAGAGCTCGTGAAAATCCAGAAGGTCATGATAAGGAAGAGAAGAGAAAGTATGAGCCAGTTCGTGGAGAAAAAACTCCAATGCCACCAAGAGGTGACAAGCGTAGAGAAGATTTTGAGAAGTGGTATCGTGCTAATGTTCGTTGAGAACAATTAAAATATAACTCTGGGGGGTTGACTAACCCCCTTTTTTATGACTATAATAACTCTGTCCGGGTTCAAAGGATAAATAAGGCTCATATAATTCTAAGAGCTTTATGAGCTATGAAAACCCTTGGCTCTACAATGGAGAGGTTTTTGAGTCTGATCATATTCAAGATCATTTTGGTTTTGTTTATCATATTCACTGCAATAAAACTGGTCGTAGTTATATTGGTCGAAAGTATTTCTGGTCTTTCCGCACACCAAGAGGAAAATCTAGAAAAGCTAAGTCGGAGTCCGATTGGAAAAAGTATTACGGCTCCTGTCCTGAGCTCAAAGTCGATGTTAACCTTTGGGGGAAAGAGTCATTTGCACGAACAATACTTAGCCTCCATAAAACAAAAGGACAATGTAACTACGAAGAAACCAGACAATTGTTCTTAAATAATGTTTTGATAGAGGCCCTTGACACTGGGGAACCGAAGTACTACAATAGCAATGTACTCGGTCGTTACTACAGGAAGGACTACTTTCATGGAACATCAAATGATTGATCAAGCTGAAAACCTTAAAGATAGTATTATTGATCGTCTTCATTATCTCGCAGAGATGGGTGATTATCTTAATGCCTGTGCGGTTTATGAGGAGTTTCGTGAAACAATGTTGGTATCAGAATCCTGAATAATTGACAAACAACTAAATATGTGATATTATGTTACAACCCGATACCAAAAGTGTCGGGTTTCTCATTATGAGAAAGTGAAGTGACAATTAGAGCCGTGGAAAGTGCCCTTTGAGAAAAGGGTGTACCCCCTTTCTATACGGATGTAGAGTTCAATCGGAGTTAATGCAAAATTTCTTTACAGTAGCCCTGCCCCTTCTGGCATCGGTTACAACCACAACGGCAACACTGCCATTCCAGAGTTACAAGATGCAAGGGCCGCCTCCTCCTGTCCCAGGACAAGCGCCCTTTTCCGTTATTAAGGAATTTGATCTTGTTGATGGTCAGAAGACAGCAATCCGCGAGGTTGCATTACCAAAGCCAAAAGAGAAAAGGCTTATTTGTAAAGGGTGTAATGAACATGAGAATGCTACCCTGGCATACTTCCAGGATCGTGGTGTTAAAGACAGAAACGCCCTTGCTACCATCATGGGTAATATTCGTCAGGAATCAACTTTTGTTCCTAACATTTGTGAAGGTGGTAGCAGAACCAGTTGGAGTAACTGCGGACGCGGTTACGGACTGATTCAATGGACATCTGCCAACAGATATTATGGATTGGGTGATTTTGCTAAGAAGTATGGTGGTTCACCATCATCACTTCATACGCAACTTCGTTATCTAACGACTGAGGTTCAATGGCAACGAATTGAGGACAGGATGAAAACTCCTGGTAAATCCATCAATCGTTACATGGACTATGCGTATAGTTGGATTGGTTGGGGGCATCATGGTGCCCGTACTTCGTATGCACATGACTATGCCAACCGACTGATCACGGTAGAAGTTTGATACAATAGAATAGGAGGGAGGGGTTGACAATACTCCTCCCCCACTCTATACTCTAAATATGGAGAGATGACCGAGCGGTTTAAGGTGCAGACCTGGAAAGTCTGTGTGGGGGTAACTTCACCGAGGGTTCGAATCCCTCTTTCTCCGTTGACAATTCAACCTTTTGATGGTATGATTGTCTCATGTCTCAGTAGCTCAGTGGAATAGAGCAACCGCCTTCTAAGCGGTCGGTCGCTGGTTCGAATCCAGCCTGAGACGCTTGACTTTTTGAGAAAAAAGTCTTATAAATAAAAACACTTAGGTCGAAAACAATGTCTTATCCAATGCCCAAACAGTTTACCATTCTTGATTGCCGTTATTGGCATATCGAGGGTGCTCCCCTGTTTGCGGATATGAATAGACATATGTAAGATGTTTAATTCATAAAAGCAAAAGAAGGGGAGAGAAACCAAAAGTTTCCTCCCCTTTTTTATTGTCTGTGACAGTTTCCTAAGTGTCCACCAACCTCCCCCCAGAGATCAAACGGTGGTATTCTAGCCAAGTGGTCGAGAGAGACCACACCGAACATAGACAACTGAATATTTATCCATATTATTTGGGACATTAACTCAGCGGTAGAGTATCCGGCTTTTAACCGGTTAGTCCTCGGTTCGAATCCGAGATGTCCCATCGTGGGAGGATTTCCGAGTGGTTAAAGGAATCTGACTGTAAATCAGACGGCTCTGCCTTCACAGGTTCAAATCCTGTTCCTCCCACCTTGACCCATTAGTGTAGCGGCTTATCACGCCACCCTGTCACGGTGGAGATCACGGGTTCGAATCCCGTATGGGTCGTTGGAGATCATCAGTACGAATCTCCACGCATTCTTCAGAGGTTGCCAGTTTGCAGAAGAATGTCGTAGT